CTGCTGGTACAGCGCCTCTGCAAAGTCGTCAGCCAGTGCCTCGTGGCCTGTAAAGCTGAACTGCTGAAGCTGACCGATAACCGACTGCGGTACACGGAACTCTGCGAACTGCTCCATAAACTCCTGCGTCAATGCCACCGCGTCAGGGTACTCGCGAATAATGTCATCAATAACTGTCAGGTACTCATCGCGTACAAGGCCGTCTATTTGCGCTCTAAGGGCTAGTGCGGCATCTAGGTCAAACAACACACCATCACGCAAAGGAAGACCAGCAAGCGCATCTGTGAGCCTTAGACGTAGAGACTCCATAGCAAGCAAAAGGCGACGCTCATGGTTAGAGGTCGCCCCTTCGAGTGCGCGTGTTAGCTCGTCACTGTCCATCTGCTGGTGCTACTGTGAAGTCACCCAGTGCCTGCTGTCCCTGCTCAATTTCAGTATGCGCCTGCGCGAGCATTTCGTCATCAAGTAGCAGGTCGGCAATCTGCTTATCGACTGCCTGTGCGAATGTAGTAGAGCGAACGCCTGACGCCTTAGCCTGTTGCAGGTAACGCAACTCTGACTCGTAGTCACGAATATCGAAGCTGTCAGGGTAGCTAATCTCTACCTCGTGCAGAGCGTGTCCCTGCCATGTACACCACAACTGCCATAACTGCTCTTCAGCTAACTCTAGTATGTCAGCCTTCTCAGCCAGTTTCGCGTTGAGCATTTGAAACTCTGTCTGCATAGCCACGCCTGACTGAGTGATTGCCTCTGTGCCGCGTACTGCGCCCATGTGAGCCATACGGTTAATGGACTCGATCTTGTCGTCTATAGAGGCTCTGATGGCGTCTAGGTTAGCCCCTGACGGTTGCATCTGGTACGGCTTGAGTGCCGCGTCCATATCATCGCTAATGTTGATGACCGCACCTGCGCCTGCACTAGCATCCGTGTCGTAGGTCTTTACCAGCGTCGGGTGGTTAGAGATTCGTATCAGTTGCTCGATTTCTGATAGCTCTTGGTAGATAGCCTGTTGCATATAGGCGATGTCACTAATGTCGCTGATGCCAATGCCACGTACTACTGAGCGGTTAGACGGTAAATGCACTGCGGGTATCTTGCCGATAGGGTTGTCTATCGTCTCGATAACTTTGGCCTCGTCACCGTGGTAGCGCACAAGCTGAATCTGCTCTTTGCTCCAGATGCGGAAGTACGTTTCTGTCGTCGTCCCGTCGATACGGTTTACTGACTCGCGCACCTTCATGTAGGTAAGCTCATGCCGACCGCTAGGCATCCGCTCATACTTCCAGTCGTAGACATTCTCAGGGGTTATGAGTGTGACGTATGGTCGTATCTCTTGCGCCAGCTCCTCTGCTCTTGTCCCTGCTGTAGATTGCGGCTTGTCGAGCATCAACCAGACGTGACCGTAAACGCTAGACCATATCTGCGCCTCGCGCATAAAGCTGTTGAAGTTTTGGCCGTCAAGGTTAGCGTCCTTTAGAAACGCCTCTAGGTCGGCACTGCCTTCCATCTGCTGGAAGTTACGAGTCGGCGGTAAGCGCCATAGGAACGACGAGTAAACGTGAACGACGTTACGGCAGTGGTTGTCTAGCGGTGTTAAGGCTAGGCGTCTGCTGTAGGCGTTCTTGTCCTCGTTAAGGTAGCTCGTTAGGTATGACCCATCACGGTAGTCCTGACCGCCCATGTACGAGCGCAAATAGAACTCCCATCGGTCTACATTGTTTTCGTAATCGGGGTGCTGGTACTCGATATCTTCGTAATACATTTACGTCCACCTCTGCGGTGCTGTTGGCTGATGCGCCTTTCTGATTGGGAATAGATACTCAACCGCATAGCCAAGTGCATCGTTCATGTGATCAAAGCCGTCCTTTTCTGGCTGGCTGGTGCCTTCCTTGTAGGTATGGCGTTCCAATGACTCAATCACCTTCTTGCACTTAGGGTCAACGTATAACCGCCGCTGTCCATCGTTAGATAGTAAGCGACTGTTTACCGCGTTTATTCTGTCTCGTACTGCCGCATGAGAGTTTCGGACGCGTACCTCGAAACCAGCGTTTTGCAATATAGACAGATCAGTCCTGCCACCCGCACTCGTCTTACGCTGACGTGATGCAGGGTCAGGGTATATCACTATTGTACCATTTCCGTAGCGTTCGCGAAGCTCTGCGACCATCTCGTCTGTGTTACTGCCAAACATGACTATCTCGTCGAAGATGTGGAGCGTGTCGCCCTTGCGCGTCATGAGGACGGCAGACATCGGATCGAGGTTGAAGTCCATGCCTACGTGTATGACAGAGCGGTCGCCATCGTGTCGCTTGACCGACTCTTCTCGCTTAAAACCGTAGTAGATGATGCCGCTGTAATTGACGAACTGCGCCTCGTATTCCTGCTGAAAGGTGCGCTCGTCTAGGTCTGCTTTAGCCGACTCTATTTCGTCTGCTGGTACGTTGCCGCCTTCGATTGTTGTGTACTGGTAACTCTGCCACCCGCTATCGTGATCTATGCCTTTGCCGTACAGATCATAAAAGTGGTTGCGGCCTTTCGGTGTGCCGATGAACAGCGCCGAGCCTTGTTGTCCTCTACCTGATAGGGACGGGCGTATAACCTCGTACCACGCCTCTTTGCGCATATCAGCAAACTCATCTAGCACGACAAAGTCTACTGCGCGGCCTCGTAAGTTGTCAGGCTTCTCAGCGCCCTTGAGCGATATGCTTGAGCCGTTTTTAAAGTTGATAGTCAGGGCTGTTTCGTTGGTCTTGTCGATGTACTCGCGCGGTATCTGGCTAGTCAGCATATCCCATGCAATCTCTTTAGCCGCCTTGTAGGTCGGTGCCACATACCAGACATTCTGATCAGGCTTGCTAAGTGCGCGATTGAGTAGCTCTGCTGTACTGAGGAAGGTCTTGCCGAAACGCCTACCCGCTACGACTACACGGAAGCGTTCAGCGCTTTGGAATATGTCAGACTGCGGAGGTGTCAGGCGCATTCGTAAGCTGTATGACGACAGGCGGCAGATCAGTCACTTGTGTCTGCTCCTCTTTCATGTCTGGCAGGTACTTGTTGAGCAGTCGGATGCGTTGCTCGTTCGCCACTTTTAGCTGTTGCAGGCGCTTATCGAAATGCTTGTCTTCTTCTGGGTCAAGCTCTTCAATTTTCTGAATGTTATCAAAGACGTAATCGAGCCGACCCCTTTCGGCCAAATACAGCCTTAGTTCGTCTTGCCGAATGCCTCTTTCACGTTGCGCTCTAGTCTTCGCCATCGTCTATAGGGGACGGGATATTCGCGGCCCATAGTAGGCCATGCGTTTGCCCGTCTTTAATCTCTCCGCGTTTGATGTCTTGGTCTGACAGGGGATACGTCTCTACTTCGCCGTCATCGAATGCGACGAGGTAGCTACCTTCTTGTTTGGGCATACTGCCAACTGCTACAGGATGCCAGTCTATCGTTACGGTCTGCAACATATAGTGTCCCCCGCTTCATATTATACCAACATATGCTGTTTTGTTGCGGACAATAAATAAGCGGTATTTATTTGCCGCATAAAAAAGCCCGCACTGGGCGGGCAACTCACAAAGCTACGGATCGTAGCGGATAATCTCGAGCGGTGGTTCGTCGTTCGTTCTTAGCTTCACCACCCTAAAGTCTGACAGTACGGCGGCGTCTTCCTGCCACCTCTTAGACATGGACTCTGCCGCTCTAAGGGCGATGATCCAGTCTTCAGTATCCTCATCACTCAGCGACGCAAGTCTCGTCATAAACGCCTCTAAAGTCAGGGTGTCCGTCCTGCCCATCTGTTTTCTCCCACAACTCTACGAACTCGCAGTAAATGTCTTGCTGTAAGACTGCCTCTTCGTAGTCACCCTGCCCTGCTATCCCGAATGCAAACAGGACTAGCACTATCCCTATTATCAGAACCGCATACGCGTCCGTTGATAAGTCCCTCATAAATATCCCTCACTTTACTATTGTTGCGCAACTTATTTAAAGCCGCTTCCTCGATTTGTCTTACACGCTGACGGCTGATGCCAAGCTCTGCGGCTATCTCAGCGTAGGTCATCTTCTCTACGAATTTGCTGTCCACGCTACCCCCAGAAGGCCGCTTATACAAAGTTAATCTCTAGTAAGCCCTAATATGGGCCGCTTGAGTAGTGGTACTAAGTGCCACGCTACCCCCAAAGGCCGCTTATGCGACCTTGATAATTCTTGTTTGCGTAAACTGATTTTCCATGCGATTGGCAATCCACACAGCGCGTTGTAACCAAACTGGCTTGACCAGTGAGTCAGTCCACTCGAGGTCGATAAGATCCTCGCGACCGTCTTCTGTCTTTTCCGCAACTGACGCCTCACCATCGCGAGACTGAACCATGTAAACGTGCTTTTTAGAATCATCTTTGAACATAGCGTTGATTTCCTCATATCAGTGACTATGAGTATTACTCTACAAGCTGTTTTATCCCCTTGCAACACTTTTTTATCTTTTTTTGATAATTATTTAGGGGTTGAGGCTTACGGTGGTGTTTAGCAGGTTAGTCACCCGTAGTGGCGGGCAATCTCTGCTATGAAGTGATCTTGGCTAGGCTTGCGACACAATAGCTTCAGGTACTCTTCCTCGCTTACGCCTCTGTCTCTGCCTAATCGCTCAAGTAGCTTTTGGATTCTGTCAGTAACGACGATGTGGTGCCGCTCTGCAAAATACTGCCGTTGGCTTTGTACACACATAACAACCTCCATAGTTGCCCCGTCATTATAGCACAGGGGCAATCAGTTATACGAAACCATTACGTATTCTGGATTTTGCTCTTTGCGTTTAATCTCTTCTCGGTAGTGCTTTGCTATCTCATCACGGGTGGCTTTGTTGTCCTTCATGATGCCGCGAGACTTTTCCCGCAGTATCTCCATGTGACCCTCACCGAGGTATGAATTGCAAAAGTCAGCGAACATGATTGGCGACTCGGTAAACAGACGGTGGCAGGTGTAACAGCCAGTAAGCAAGTTATCTAGTGAGTAGCGAACGACCTTGTTTCTGCGACCATAGATGTGCATGGCCTGATTCGTTTCTGTGTTGCCACAACGGACACAAGCGCCGTCGCGTAATCTGACTGCCTTACTGCACCATATGTCGGCGTTCGTTCGCTTTATTGCCATAGTACGTCTCTGTTGTGTATTGCCGTTCACGTAGGATCGCTGACTCGGTATGACCGCAGTTGCATGACCAGCCTTCTAGCCTTCCGCCCTGTCGCGTAAATTGCGGCACCATTTCCTTGTAGCACTCAGTGCATTTCACGATCAACCACCATATCTTCAATTGTGCTTAGAAGCGCAGACAGCCAACTAATAGCAAACGACTCGATATCGACGTCAATAGTAATGCCCTCAGGACAAAGCACGTCAACATAGACATCTGTTAGGTCGTCGTTTCTGGTGTTGGTCGTTGCGCCGATAACTGCGTCTACCCTGCAAACCACTTGGCCGCCGTCAGGTAGCGGCATAGCAATAATCGGTAATTTTTCGCTCAAGTTAAAGCCTCAATGCCAACCTTAAAGCGGCTGTGTTCGCCGTAATTCTTATCGAGTATGACACAGGACATAGACCTTGCGGAACCATAGCCAGAGGCTGAGTGATAGGCATCTGGTGGACACAACACTCCGAACGATTCTAGGTGCAAGCCGCCTAGCTCTGTGACTGTACGGTGATGGATGTGACCGTGATACAGGTATCGGTATTTAGTCCTGCCCCATTGCTCTGCGTAGTCTCGTGTGACTGCCTCGTAAAGCCCTTGCGTTTTAATCCTGTCGCCGTGGTGCATGACAACAAGAGTCTCGCCCCACTCGAAATGTGTCCACTTAGAAAAGTTGTCGAATACCTTAACGCGTGGCTCGCTTGCAAAGTAAAGTCGCATCATCTCATTAAGCCACAAGCTGGCATCGGGGTCATGGTTGCCCCTCACGTTGATCAGCCATACCTCTTTGTGCGTCTCGAGCATACGAGTGATCAAGACTCGGAACAAGTTGCCGACTACTCTGATGACACGGCCTAGCCTGCCATCAACATCGACAGGCGTACCCTTCGCCGTCTTGTTGTCGCTCGAATTTGCGTGCAAAAAATCACCGAGGTTAATCAGTGCGCCGACCTCCGATTCACCTGCCGCCGATACGAGCTTATCGACCGCCTTGATCAATACGTCTTGCGCTATGTTTGTGTCCCAATCGTCACCACCCGTCTCAGGCGACCAGCAGAGCGCGTTCAGGTGATGATCACCTATAAGGTAAGCTGACAACCTATCTGAGTTTTTCGTTGCCTGTGGCGCTTCTATGGGCTTGCAGAGGCCATCTATATCTTCGAGGAATCCCGCCTTGAATGCCTCAAGCGCGGCCTCCAGCATTGCCTCTTTGTCTGCAATGGATTTGACCCATTGACCGACTGGCTTGCCTTCGTCATTGTAGTAAGTAGATACACCGCGAACCTTAAAGGTGTCGGGTACGGTATGGCGCATATCGTGCTGTGGCGAGTAGCCCTGTAATTCAGCTCTGCCTTGCACCAACTTTACCACGTCTCGAACGCTCCACTTAGAGCAATTAAGCTCGTTGGCTATGGTGGTGTAGCCCATGCCACGCTCGTGCATCTCTATGATTGTTCGCTGTCGATCTGTAGTGCAATACTGCAATAGGCTCATGCCTATCCCCCCAGTTTGCTGTACTCCGAGTTTTGAGGTTTGGTCAGTTTG